ACGTCTTTTCTTTACAAAACAACTCGGCAACTGCGTCGGATGTATTCGCCATCGATTTTTTATATTTGTCATATCGGTTACGGTTCGCCATCACACTCAATGTCAGTTCGTTGAAGTCACTCCTCCGTTCGCCCCCGCTGCGCGTGTCTTCAGCCATTTCAATACCGCTTTATAAGTTAGTATAGAACAATAAGTTGGCATACACTATTGTTATACTATTTCGATTTGTATTTATGTCCGGTTCCGCATCGTCAGTTGCTCCTTCGCATTCGACGACGCCGTGGCGCGCGGGATATAGGTGGGGTATTTCCCCTCTTTCGGTCGGTCTGTCCCAGACCTCCCAGAAAAACCCTCCTCAATATGAACCTTTTGTTCCCTTTCCTTTTGTTTCTTTTTAAGTTGTTCTTCAGGGATATAATTCGTGGCAGGTTCAATGACGGGACCGCCTTCACCGGTACAGAACCCGTCATAGGTACAATCCAGAGTGCGAAGTTGAAACCGCGTAGAATTCTCGAAGGTGAGTTTGCCTAAACCATTCGGGTTGGGGTTCATCGGCGCGAAATTCGTGGCACCATTGTCAAACAAATACGGATTTGGTTGGGCTACTTCACGAGAGTCGACTTGAACTTGGTAGAGGTCGCTGGTTGAATTCGGCACGTATATTGCGGCGTCATTGCGTTGAAGTGCGAAGAATTGGTTTCGCAGGGATGATTCCACATTGACACGGTCGACCCATCCCTGCCACGGCGCCTTCGCAGTTCCTGGATTGAATACAGACTCGGTGGTGTATTGCTGATAGGCGGGGGTGCTTACCGTTGGAACCGGGCGAGATTCAATAATCGGCATCATCGCGTATTTGGATGAAAGGGGTCGGACATTGAAAGAGGGGCGAAGTGTGGCTGATGGGATATTTCTCTCGGAGATGCGTTGGTTGATTTCGCCAAGACGGTCGTGATGATTTGAATATGCGCCATTTACAACGCCGTGGAATTCCATTGTTATTGATTTGCTTTTTGTCTTTCTTTGGATAAATAATAATGCGAAAATAAATACATATAAACACATATCGGTGATATTATATATCATCCATTCATCGGGGCGTACGTACACACATATACATACGAATGTGCGGTATCTTCTATTTCCAAACCGTCGCGCGTATCGCATTAGCCCAGCTGAAAACATTACAAGAATCCTTTATATTATCTTCACACCGTGGTCCAGACAAATCCGTCTTTTTGAAAGACGATGCGCGCGTGTGGGGGTTTCACCGTCTCTCTATCAATGGAATGGACCCGGCGTCCGACCAACCTTTTTATATTAAAAACTGCCGCTTGATTTGTAATGGTGAAATCTATAACTTCAGGGAACTCATTGCGGAATTCGGATTGGAGAGTGAGTATCAAAGCGGCTCTGATTGCGAAATCATTATTCATCTCTATCGCGCGATTGGAATTCACGAAACTCTGCGTAGGTTGGATGGAGTCTTCGGGTTTGTGTTACACGATTATGACAGTGGGGCGACCTATGTCGCGAGAGACCCGGTGGGTGTTCGTTCACTCTTTATCGGGGTATCGCGCCACGACGGTGTGTTTGGGAGCGAACATTCCGATTTGATGTGTGTTTCTATGAATCCGGACCATTACGCAATGTGCGTTTCTAGTGAGTTGAAGTCGATTCACGCGCATTGTGATACAATCGTCCAATTTCCCGCAGGATGTTATATGGAGTATCTCGTGGAGGAGAGTGCGACATTTCGGACCTATTACGACTATGCGTATATTTCGTATGGGACCGAGGGCGTGAAGAAGACTAACGGTGTCCCGTTATTTGAGACGCAAATCAAACAGCTGCGCGTGGATTATTCCTATCCGATAAGCGAGGGCGGCGAGGGCGGCGAGGGCGGCGACAGCGGCGAGGGCGAACGCGCCGTATGTACGAAGATTCGCGAATTATTCACACAGGCAGTCGTGAAACGTTTAATGAGCGAGAGACCTGTCGGGTGCTTATTATCAGGCGGACTGGATAGTTCACTCGTCACTGCGATTGTAGCGCGAGAGTTGAAGAAGACGTCACCGGGTACTGTCCTGAATACATATAGTATCGGACTGGAGGGGTCGGTGGATTTGATATGGGCTCGGCGCGTGGCCGAGTATTTGGGAACGTGTCATCACGAAGTATCATTGAAAGAAGGGGATTTCTTGGGGGCGATATATGAAACGATTTTTCAAACCGAGAGTTACTGTACCACCACGATTCGGGCGTCTGTCGGCAATTATCTCATCAGTAAGTATATTCAAGAGCAAACCGAAGATGTCGTTATTTATTGCGGGGATATGTCGGATGAAATCTTCGGGTCATATCGCGGATTCTTGAAAGCGCCCAGTGACGCGGAATTCCATTCTGAAAATGAGCGGATGATTCGCGATGTCCGATTCTTTGACCTCCTTCGGTCGGATAAAAGCGTTAGCGGCGCAGGATTGGAGGCGCGTGTGCCGTTTGCGGACAAGGCATTTCTGGGGTATGTGATGAGTATTCCTCCGCGGTTCAAGCGGTTCAATGACGACAAAATGGAGAAATATCTGCTTCGTCAGGCGTTTCAAGGGTCGGGGCTTTTACCCGACGATGTCCTGTGGCGGAGGAAGGAGGCGTTCAGTGACGGGGTGAGTTCCGCGGATGGAGGTCGGACATGGGTCCAGATGATTAAAGAGTATTCCGACCGCGTTATATCGGATGCCGAGTTTAATAATAAGGCGCATCATTTGTATTCACTTCATAATCCACCCTATGACAAGGAAAGTTTCTATTATCGCCGCGTATTTGAGAATATCTATGAAGGGCGCGGTGAAACCATCCCGTATTACTGGCGGCACCCCTTTTGCGACGGTGTTTTGGACCCGAGTGCGCGTTTATTGTCGTTCTATGTGCCGGATAGCCACCATCGCCGCGTAGACGACGATGACACTCGGTCATTTGACTAATATTATGTGTGTATTATACAGACGCACGCAACGCACGCAACGCACGCAACGCACGAAATCCAATGAATACCATCAAGAACACCGCCGAAGACCTCATTGTCGCCATTGTGACCAAGATTCGCGACATTGTTCAACCTATATTCGGTAAATATACAATGTATTACAAGTATATTGACTTATTCTTCTACGCGAGTTACGCGATTATATTGCTCGGGTTTTACAACACGGTCCCCGAATACATCCCCCTATTTCGAAACATTATATTATATGTAGCCGTATTTGTTCTTTTACTTCGGTTTAATACGATTTCTTGGACGAACCCTAAATTCGCATTTTTAGGTGGAAACACGTTTAGTGATTTTGACCGACGTCTTATTATTTCCACGTGTATCTTCATTTTGTTTACGCATATCGTATCGGAGACTGTCGCCAATTATACGAAGAAGCAAATCCAGCAAAATATAACACAGCCAGTAAGCGCGGGGGTAGTCCATCCGATTTATAATTATATCGACACATCGGGTGCGGTGGATAATATTCCGGCGGTGAAGAAGTTTATACAGGCGCAGTCCCGGGCACCGGCGCAGGCGCAGTGAATCATTTGACAAAAAATTGAAATGTTTTTTGTTAAATAAATAAATAAATAGACTTCAGTGAAAATGGAATCAGCAAACGCACAACCGAACCAGGCGGCGCAGTATCAGTTCTCCGGCGGGGGCGGCGGCGGAGCCTCACTGGCGATTCAGAAAGAACTGGATATCGTGATGAATATATTGGAAGAGAATGCGGCGAAAATGACCGAAGGTGAGTATTTACAAGGAATGAACGCGCTTGGTGCGCTCCACAAACACAAACGCGAGGCGTTGAGCGAGCGCAGACCCGGCGACATATTACGATGCTGGATGACATTAGACGAGATTGAAGCGGAAGACGAAGACCTCTACGATGAAATTATGGGTGTTGCGGATGATATTGTCGTGGAATTGTGCGGCGAAGATACCACCATCTATACAAACGATGAATTCAACATGGTTCATCGCGGGCAAGAACGCGACGTCTTTCAAATGCTTATCAATTACAAACCCGAGGAGGGAAATATTGGATATGAGACGAGTCCGATGGTTCTTCATCACGCGATTCAGGTGATTATGGCGCGTTTGTTTGATGATACGCATCACGAATTGGAGATTGTGCGTCCGGTGAGTTGTCCGTGTGGATGGAGAGGGGCACAAGGCAATTGGGATAGGCACGTCTCTAATATGCGTCATCAGCGTTGGGCCAATGCGGAACTCGAACGCTTGTCGGTGGCGGCCCTAGCAGATGCGAGAGAGCGTGTAGTCGCGCATCGAGAGCCTGGGATTGTCTACATTGTCGAATTACACTCGACGCCTGAAACACGACGTGCGACGGAAGAGGCGGTTGCGGCCGCAGAAGCAGCGGGGGAGAGGGTAGTATTTACAAATGCGTTGGGTCATAGGAGTTGGTTCTATTAGCGGAGCCAGCGGAGCCAGCGGAGCCGGCGGAGCGGCGGAGCCAGCGGAGCGGCGGAGCCAGCGGAGCGGCGCCCGGATTATCGTTTACGTGCCGTCTTATTACGCATATTCTTTACAGCAGTTGTCTTATCTACATAAAATACATTACCGGGCGACGACGACGACGAGGACGACCTATTTTTTTTAGCAGTCTTGGCTGCTTTTCGCGAATACGCCGCCGCGACCGGGGGTGGGCCATCACGAAAAAACTGTTGAAGATGGTATAATATATACTTGCTTATGATTTCGTCAATCTCGCGGGGATACATTTTTCGTTGATGCGTCTTTGCGTCATACTTCGCCATATTCGCATATTTCACGAAGATATTATTGATTTCGATAATCTGTTTTTCTGCGGCGGAGGCGGGCGATATACCACCAGGAGTAATAAACTTGGCAAATACATCACGATATAATGCGCTCTTTACAAATCGGGCGACGAATGTATGAAACGGTATATAACAATGATACGGCTGTAGTTTGATATAATAAACGCGTTCATCTGCCATTTTAGGATGATACACGTCGTCTAGAAAACATATTTCGCTATCCGATGGAATGCGCGCACAACGAATGAGTTCATTTACGGTCTTTTCCTTGGTGGTTCGTTGTGGGAATGCGGACGCCGACGCCGCCCCGGCGGCATTTCGCTCTTTAAACCCACCAATCGTATGGTCGAAGAGAGGGGGGATGATGGCAAGACCGCCGCTGGTCGCGACGGCGGCGGATGCGCGCAATTTATACTCGAAATATTGTCGAATATGTGCGACCCATTTATCAGGCCCCATATTATTCGTATATATCATAACCTTAGTACCAGGAATAGAATTCTTCTTTTTACGGATATATTCTAATATACGCAACATACTCGGGCGTATAATTTCCGGGTATAAATCAACTAAATCATTAAAATAACGGTATGTAATATCTGGTTTATCGAAGTATTCTTCTATTGCGTGCGCGAATATCGAAAATTGAGAGAAATTGCCGAGGGTCTCATCTACATCAATCACAACGGACTTTATTTTCGGTTTCAAAGACATTCGTAGTATACTACTATAGTATAGTATTATAGTATTGTAGTATTGTAGTATTGTAGTATTGTAGTATTGTAGTATTGTAGTATTGTAGTATTGTAGTATTGTAGTAGTATTATGCGAATATTGCCGAAATATACAGATAGTGATATTGATGAAGATATGAAACTAACACGCAGTGATTATATCAAGATTCTTCGTCATTATCGTCGCGGTTCACGCCCTATGCGAGAGGCGGCGGCGGCAGGCATTTCTACGAAAACCGCGAAGGAGCGAGCACACAGTATTCTTGCGGGGAAATTGTGTCGCTGTATCAAGCCGACTACGTCGACGTCGACGTCGACGATGATGACCCGGGCTCGGAAACGACGCGATTCTGCTGAGAAAAGTCGGCGTATCGCATATTGTACCCAGTCCATATTCAATAATAGAAACCTACGTCGTCACGGGTTTCGCTGTAAATCTGTGCGTGGCGACCGGTTGCGCCCGCGTTTCACACGTGATATAACAAAATCGGAAAAGAATTTGGTGTTACGGCATCATTGATTGCCGCCATCGCCGTCATTGTCGGTCTCGTCGCCGTCTACGTATTCTACCGCGCGCAAGATAAGCAATTCTTCTTGACTCAATCTCTGGAACACGACATTAAGTTCAAACTTGATATTGAATACGAAGCGTTTCACGTTCCGGATTGTGACGACGTGAACCCCTTCTTCCGGGTTTTCGCGGACACGGAATAACGTCCCGCCAAGTGTGATATATGGGCGTGTTTCGAGCGACCGTAAGGGTATCCACCGTATCAATTGATTATGTTTCAGGTCATATGGGGTTTCAATCACGCGATACATCGGTAATTTTCGTTCAAACTCGGCCATTTTCTCCGGCGTCAAATTCATCGACGAGAGAATTTCGTGTCTTCGCGCGGCAATCTTCTTCAGCGTCAAATTCGCAATCGTGTTATTCTCTGTCTTATTCATCGCAGATAATATCGCATTAATATCCATCGGAAATGTGGGTTCATCAAGGACGGACTGAAGTAGGTCGTCGTCGGAATCCACGGCATAATCGGAATCTTTGACACTAGGGTGGGTCCGGGAGGGCGGCACGTCGTCGTCCGCGTCGTCATCGGTGGACGACATCGTCGTTTCTGTATCAGTAGCGTCGTCGTCCAGGTCGTCGTCGTCGTCCCGGTTCTCGGTATCCTCGGTATCCTTGTGTAGTAATTCATATATATTTAGTTCATCTTCCAGACAGTCGCCGTTGGACCTGGACCTCGACCGGGACCTCGACCGACGACCTCCGACCGACGGGCGCATATAATCCAAATCAACGACTACTGTTTTCTTCATAGCGTAGCGAAGCGAAGCCGAGCGATACATACATACACCCGCATCTGTTTATTATATATAAGGCATCCAAACACCCTCGATGGGCTGTATTTTAGCCCGATGATGTCCGATTTTAAGTGCGTTTATCGCCCTCCTTACTGAAAACCACAGCATATATAGCATTATCTTATAGCTTTTTGAAAAGTCAGTAAGGCGGGAAATCGCGCGGTTGGAGGGCAAAATGGAGGTAGCCGTCGGGGTGTTAGATGGGCTTACGACCGCCCCGCAGGTTTTTGTGGCGATGGTGGCAGAACCGCCGAGTTATGCTCTCGTCAGGCTAAATGTGCGAAAAATCGCGTTTTAAAAGCAAGACGGCCGATCCGGGATTTGGACATTTATTTTTTTAGACCACTTTACCCTTTTCGAGTTAGCGGGATATATAGCTTTTTTATTTCTGGTGATGTGACTGAAGATGGTGTAAATGTTGCCAAAATGTCCAAAGTGCAATATTGCAAAACATTGCTAAATCAGACAAATTCAGACAATACCCCACACTGACGTGTTCAGAATCCTTGGTGAGAATGCTATATATAGACCATCATTTGGTCTGTATGTTGCCACACCCTTGGGGTAAAGCGAATACCCCAGGCCGTGGGGTAAAGCATAATGAATAAATAATAGAGGTATAATATAGATTATAGTAACGACAATCTCTCGGAATATACAATTTCAACCGGTGAAAAATGCCGCGGAAGTATGTTGACTACTCAAGAACGTATATCTACCATCTAACTTGTAAAACAAAGGAGATTTCAGACGCATATATTTCGTATACAACCAACTTGACACAAAGAAAGTATAAGCACAAGCGCGAGACTTTGGATAATACCTACCGGACGAAGTTATACGATAGTATTCGGAAGAATGGTGGTTGGTCGAATTGGAGGTGTATTATTTTGGAAGAATGTGCTTGTAACAATGAAAACCAGGCCAAGGACTTGGCGAATTCCTATATTATTAAAATGAAACCAAATTTGAACGATGAAAAAATGGACGAGAAGTCGATGGACGACCTTCCTGGACTTCCTGGAATTAGACCAAATATTTTCGCCGATGAAACGATCGCAACGTCGGCTCCGCCTCTTTTGGATGGAGGGATTCCAACCCAGACAAATGAAGGAAAATATGTTTGCCTTTGTAAAAAATCCTACGCGCACCGGTCTAGTTATTATAAACATACTTCTACGTGTCTTCAATTTCAACATAGACAGTCTGTTAATAAATTGGCGGGTATACCGCCGCCACATGATTCTTCAATGAATACTGTTTCCGTTTCTATTATTTCGACTACAACGACGACGACGACGACGACTGCGACGATGACCGTGCCGGTGGTTGCGCCGGTGGCTGTGCGCGAGAGAATAGAACAACCTATCGCCTCCGGCGGCCCCGACCCCGACCTGGACGACGACTCTACGGAAATCGTGCGCTATCGTTTCAAATCTAAAAAAAAGGCGGAGAAAATGGACGAAGTGGTCGACGACGTAGTCTTTCATTATTCCAATTTTACAGAACCAGAATTATCCATCCAAATCTCTGAAAAACAAGAATACGGTGAGCGTGATAGTAGTAGTCGCACGGATTCATCATCGTCGTCGTCGTCGTCGTCGATTGCGGACGACACGGACACGGACACGGACACGGACGCGGACACGGTATCCGCAATGTCCGCAATGACCGCGGGAACTGATGCGGCGTCCTCGGTCGTATCCGAGCTTCTCACCGAGCAAAATGAGAAGCTCAAGGATTATATTAGGAAGATGATTTCGGCGCTTACCGATGGCAAGAAACGAAACAAGAAATCTCTCGTCAATTCTCTCGTGTTTGAGTTATTAGACCAGAATAAAACCCTACAAAAGCAAATCGTTGAATTAAGCAAGGAGCGCAATATTATCGTCAATAATACGAATAACAACCAATTTAATTTGAACTTTTTCCTGAATGAACAGTGTAAAGACGCGGTCAACATCTCGGACTTTGTCAATTCTCTCGAAATCACGATGGACGACCTCGCGTATACACGGAACCAGGGACTTGTGGAAGGTATTAGCAAGGTGATGATTGACGGATTGAAGCAAATGGACTTGTATAAGCGCCCGATTCATTGTACGGACCAGAAGCGGGATACGATTTACGTGCGGGACAATCACCAGTGGGCGAGAGATGAGGGAAATGCGCGGATGCGCCAGGCGTTCATTGATATCGCCAACAAGGAGTATTTTGCGGTTAAAAAGTGGATGGATTTACACCCGGGGTGGGAGACGAATAGTAGACTCCAGGAATTTCACCATAAGATGATTCGAAATGTCCTTCACGAAATCAAGGATGACCCGATTGGTGAACGTAAGATTATGAAAAGTATAGAGCGAGAGATTTTTATAGAGAAGTGAATGCGCAGTCCGAGAGATTATTAGTAATATGAAATACTAGTAATGGTAATTTTATAAAATATGAGTATTATTGTATAAGATGAAAACGAATAGAAGGTCCAAACGCGTTAAAAAGACGCGGCGGAATCGGCGTTCTAGACGGACGCAAAGGGGGGGGGGTAAATTCGGTGATTCTATAAAGTTACGCGAATCAAGGTTGAAAGAATGTACACGAAAATGTGATACAGATAATCCAGACCCAATAACCAGATACGAAATGAGAAACCCAACGCCAAGTGGATGGTATATAACGAGTAAAGGGCCATTTCAGGGCTACGGCCCAAGTTATGAAATAAAAAATAAATCGCTTGCCATTGAAATATCAAGCGATAATGACTACCCGTTATATCAACACTATTTAGACATGTTAGAAGAACTACCAGACCCAACAAAAATATATACAACCGGTAGCATGTTGAATAAAACCCAATGGAAATTGACATATGACTCCACGCAGCAGCTACTTCAATGGGTAAATCAAAACGACAAAACGACACAACCATTTGTTATACAATCACCATTGAAAATCGGTGATAAAATGGCAACATAATTTATAAATTATATAAACATAATCAGATTAGCCTATGTTTATGTGACACAACACGCAACCCTAAAACTTTGACCCGATAACCTCATTGGCGGCCATAGGCTCAAACGACATCATCCCGCCGGGCATTCCGCCGCCGACATTTTGCGCGTAAGTGCTGTTAAAGTGCTGCTGCTGCTGGGATGCCTGCGAGAGACCGTAGTCGGCGGTGCCGGTATTACGGTTGGTGGTGAGGACGGGGTTAGGAGGCGCCATTCCGCCACCGACCATTCCACCGGGCATACCTCCGGCATACGGCTGGGAGAGCGGTTGTGTGATGCGGACCGCGCCGCTGCCACCCTGTGCGCCGCCACCACCAGCGCCGCCCGCACTGCCATTGTAACTCGTCTCACCGCCCAGTAACTCGATTGTGCGTTCCACGATAATCTGGACCTTCTCGCCCAACTTTGTCTTGATACTCAAGAGAATCATCAATATTCCTAAAATTGTCGTGGTAAAGTTGAAATCGCTGTATCTGTATCCCGAATAAGTGGGGACATATGTTATTAAGCGATGGATAAAGTAAATGAACACGAACATAAACAAGATTTGGCCGATTATTTCTATCAAAATCATCAGGGTTGCCTTGTGGTCGTCCGGCTCGGGGACGTAGGTGCGAACCAAGTATAACATAACGAGGATGGGGATGAATCCGATGATGGTATATTGGACGATATTTAATAAGACGCCTTGCTGCTGTTCGTCTAAACGAAACACGTGGTCCACGAACGAACTACCGCGCTTCGTTCCCTCCTTTACAGTTTCTTCAAATGCCTCCATTGTTGAGTATATATATACCGGCGAATATATAAAATAATGATGGAACAATGATGGAATGAAATGGAATGAAATGAAATGGAATGAAATGGAATGAAATGAAATGCGCGAGCGGACGCGTAGCGGAATGCCAATGATATAAACAGATCTCAATGATAATAGTTATTGTAGTATTTTCTATTATAAGTCCAATGCTCCGTCGTTTCTCTCGTATCAACAGTGTTCCGCATTATCGCGTTGAAAATACGGGTGTGGCGCAATACGCCATAAAAAG